TTTCTTTTCCTCCTATTAAACAAATTCAATATTATTCATTTAAACAGCTACAACATCGCTTCATAATCAGTACCTCCGCTTACTATTCCTAGTAACTTTATAGGCATTATAGGAGTTTGGCTTCCCATTGTCAACAAAAAATGATAGAAATTCATCTATCACTAATCCAATAATTCTATCCCATACTCCATCAAACACTCATTGGCTTCATACACACACTTATGATTTTCAATACAATAGATCAATAGTGCATCTCTTTTTACCTTTGGATACAACATCCCATTATTCGATAACGATAATAAGTTATTTGTCATACGCAAATCCAATCCTAAAGCTAAACTTAACTGAATCACCTTATCTTTATTAGGAACCTTGGATCCATCAAATATTTGATACCCATAATTCCTTTGAATCGTTGTCTTCGATAAAACTTGTGCCTTAGTTACATGTTTAATTTCTAATATGTGATTTAAATACTGTGAAAAAGTTAAATTATCTAGACTTTCCATTAAAGTATTTAAACCATCACTCTTTGTTTCTTGAATTGTTTTTAATAATTGATTTGTCTCTGCCATAATACTTATAATATACACATTTTAAAGAATAATGTTTCCATGTGTTGTTGTGTATTATCTCGTGTTGCTACATGCCTTTTTATGATGATATTTTTAATTTAAAATATGCCAAAAAATATGCCAATAAAAAAGCGTACTTCATTTGTACGCTTATTTCATTCTTGTTAACAATTCTTTTTTTACCATTTTCAATTCTGCTTCGTTTAGTTCTGTGGGATTTGTAATACTTTTACGATTTAACCCACTGTGAATGATTACTATCTCTTTATTGCCCATTTTCTTAATATTTCTTTCAAAGTTTTTTAATTTTTCCATTTCTTGTTTTGTCATTTCTTGTTTCCTCCTGTGTACCTTAAGTACATATATAGTATAGCATACATGTATATACGTGTAAAGAACTTTTAAAGAAAACAGACTATTTTTTTTTAGTCTGCATATCTTTTCTGATTAATTCTTTAATGTACCCCATTTTAGAATCAACCTCATCAAGTTTCTTTATGATGTCTGCGTCCGTGTTGTAGCTTAAACGAACGCAAATCATCTTTGTATTAATCTTATTCGATTTGTTGTTAGCTCTAATCTTTGCTTCTGAAGCCACTTACAATTCCTCCTAATACCATTCATCATCTTCATCAAATTCATTTGCAAATTCAAATGTTTTCCCATTCTCTTCAAATACTGCAATTTCATATTGTCCGACATACAGTTTATCAAGCTTCCAATTTCGTACAAATCTAAGCTCGCAACTATTTCGATACGTGTCAACTAATTCAGAAATATTCAAGATTTCATATCCACAATCAATAGCTTTCTGTTCATCTTCCATGTCCTCGATTATGTAAATCTTATGACATCCATCATATGCAAATTTATTTCCAACTACCTCAACATTATTAATTTTCATTTCTTGCGTCCTCCTATTCGCTATACATAAATGCGAAACTATCACTAATCTTTTCTTTTCTTTCAATGTAACCAATTAAGAAATCCCATTGCCTGCAAGATATTACATCATCCTTGTAATATCTTCCTACAATTTCTTTTAGTTCTTCTTCGCTAACTGTATCCATCTTTTCATTTACTTCTTTACATACGTTTTGCAATTGTTTTAAATTTGTCATCTTGTGTTCCTCCTAAATTATTCAATTGTGATTTTCTTTCCAAAAATATCGTTGTATCTGTTACTACTAGAATACCACTTATCATTAAACATATCATAATATTTTACGATTAAAGGATTCTTTTTTCCTGTAACAATATGAACATAATCCATATTACTTGGCATAGAATGGACATATTCGTCCATTCTATTTTTAAGACTTGTCAATGAGTTGCTTTTGTCAACAACTTCTCCTTGCATTACTGCATAATATTTAAATGTCATTTCTTGTACCCTCCTATATATGTATTACTTAATAAGCCAAACAACTAATAATATAATTGCTAATACAATTACAATCACATCTAAAATCATTTTAACTTTTTGTAGTCTTTCCATTTCTTGTTCCTCCTTTTATGTGGTACAATGAAGTAAAGAGTTAGGGAATTAATTCCCTAAGCTCTTTATAATCGTTATTGCAAATGCGAGTATTTCAATAACATTTTTAGCAATCTCTAAGTAGACACTGACCTTTTCTGCTTTCTGATTGCTTTTTTTCTTTGTTTTCATGTTTAACCTCCTAAAACAAATATCCTTGTCTTTCTGACCACATATATAGTATAGCATACACGTATATACGTGTCAATGTTTTTTTTAGGAAAATAAAAAAAGCCCTGTATAAACAGAGCTACCATAAATTAATATCAAAATGAATATTAACCTCAAAGCCATATAAATTATAGCACATAAAAGCAAAGACCGTACAGAATTATACGGTCTAATATACGAAAAATAGTTGAAGGTTTTATATTTAATTTATGCTACTTCAATTAATGGGTCACAATTTACCCAAATTCCACCGATTTTTGCAAGGTTCTTTTGCACATTGACTTCATCAACACGAATTCTTGTAACATAGACAACGGCATTTGTTGTATGCAATACGTTATCATTATATCCATCAGAATAGCGAACTTTGTCAACCATACGAATTGGAAACCAACCACCTAATTGTGCAAGGTATGCGCATAAATCGCCATTGATTTGTTTCAATCCTTGATTGCCAATCTTCATTTGTACGGATGTTACGTAGCTTCCTGCGTGCAAGATTTGGTCAATTGCTTCTACAGGTTGTGGAATGCTTGGTTTAACTGCTCCTGTGTTTGCGAAACATTTAGGTCTAAACGCAGTATCAAATGTTGCATAATAAGGTAATTTAATTAAATTGAATGCTCCACCTTTTCCACCTTGGTTTTGACCTAAGAACCATCCTTGCTTTCCGTCAATATCAGAATCAAAGATTGCGATATGTGAGTATGGAGTCCATCCTGCTACTTCTTTAAATACCGCAATGTCTCCCGGTTGCATGATTGAGACTTCATTACAATAGTTCAAGATACCATTTGTTTTTCGATTGTTCCAAATGTCCTTAACAAAGCTACTTGTTGTGCAATGGATAGCTTGATAGCCTAAATCAATCATGTACTTTGCGAATCCGTCCCAACATTGAGCACCATAGTATCCGTCAATGTCGAAAGCTTTGCCTAATACGGCTTTTTTGAAATTTTGATAATTTATTAAAAAAATCCTCCTTTATGTACCAATTATAGCACATAAAAGAGGTTTTTTATCACTGATATACTGAGAACATTTCTCTTAATTTATCTCTTACCATTTCTCTTTCTTCTTGAAAGTCGCTAGACGTTTTCATTTCTTCTAAGATTCCATACATAGCACTAAGAAAAGCTTCTAACTCACGAATAGATGTTCGTTTATCAATTTCATTGTTATCTTTTCGATATTCTTTTTTTGCTTCTATGTATTTTCTAAAATGAGAATTCATTAATGCGATATTATCATCAATTTCCGTTTCTTCAATATTTGTATCATTTGTTTTTAATGCGTTTATAGCAGTTCTTCCATCACTCATAGCCAATATTGTATCAATGTCTTTGATATTGTCTAAAGCTTGACTCATAACTCTAAAGTCTAAATCATTGTATCCTTTTTCTAGTCCTCTCATTGCTTCTGTTAAGAGGTCTAGATTCCTTTTTCTAACCTCTTGCATGATACACCTACGCTAATTTCTTAATGATGATATTTGCATTCTGAACAGATAAATCTAAGCCACTGTTATTTCCTAATGTAATTGTGTAAGAAGCTCCACAAGGTACTTGAATCAATGTAGCTCCACTAACATTTCCATATGCACTTGCAGTAGCTACATTATATAAAGATTCTGTTCCTCCTACTGCTTCTCCATTCTGTTCTAATTCTAAAGAAGCTACTCCTACTGTTGCGCTTGTAATATCTGCCGTATATTCTACCTCATAGATTCCTTGTTTTGTTAACGTAAATAATCCACTTCCTACATCATGAGCAAGCCAACCTTTACATGCACATTGGCAAGATTTTGTTCTTACTCTATCCGTTGGAAATAATACATTTTGTCCGTTTGCTACTGTCTGTACTGCCGTTGCTATACTATTAATCATTTTCTTTTCCTCCTATATAAAATAAATGGGTAGCCTTTCGACTACCCTATAATCCAAAGGCTATTATTGCCTAATCTCTTTCGAGCTAGATTTGGTTACATCCACAACCTGTCATATTGTATGCATAATAAGGTGAGCAAGTAAGATATGCAGGCTTTGGCGTTGGTTGCAATGTATTAATGATATTTGCAGATTGTGCCTGTTGACTTAATTGGAAGTTTGCAGTTAATAAATCTCGGTCTCTATCTGCTAATTTATCACGCAATTCTTGCATTGTATTTGCATTGATTAACGCTCTTGTTGCTTCGCCTTCTGAGTGAATCGCAGTGGTAATATCACACGTATTCTTGAAACTCTGTGTATTTACACCATCAATCGCTCTTTGTGTTGCACAACAACATTCTTGATTCTGTTGTCCTAGATTCTGCAAACCTAATTGTGTTGTGTATCGGCTTTCTAAAATGTCTCTTGAGTTTTGGAAACCTTGGCTAGATACATTCTGATTTGTGTTGAATAAATCACGCTTAATGAATTCTTGATTCATTAATGCATCACTCTGTAGGTTGCCATTGTTACCCCAATTTCCACCAAACAGTAAGAATAAAAGGATAATCCAAATCCAATATCCTCCACCAAATTCATTGTTGTTTCTGTCTGCTAAATCGTACATTGGTTGAATACCATTCATGCTTTCCATTTATATTTCCTCCTTTCAACGCAATTAGCGTTTTAGCCCATATTGATTTGCCACGTTTTCAAACTGTTGTTTTTGTTGTGGCGTTAACTGCCCCATCATATTGTTAAGCAATACTTGGGGATTCTGCCCACTCTGCATTAATTGTTGAACTTGATTAAATGCTTGTGGATTTCTTTGTTGTAACATACCCAACAACATCTGTTGAGGGTTCATCATATTCATTAAAGGATTCACGCTTTAAGCTCCTTTCTAGGCGTTTCTTTTTCTACCTTTGTATTTATATTATTTCCGTCTTTTAGACCTAATATCATAGCTTCTAGCTTGTCTAAGCGTTGTTCTATGTTATCTTTCTTCGGCTCTGTTTCTTCTTGGAATCTGTATTTCTTGAAACTGCCATCTAATGACTTCATATAGAATACTGAATCATTTCTATCTAGCATAATACTAGGCAAACCATTTACCATCATATTCCTTGCTTCTTGTTCATTATTGACCCATTTTCCATTAAAATCATTTAATCCCATGTTAGGCGTGATTTGGTTATTGATGTTAATAGGTGGAATATTAGCTAATTGTTGAATGTTTTGTAACTGCGATTCAATCATCTGCTTTTGATTCATTAAATTGTTAATTCTGTCATTGATTGGATTATACATTTCGCTCACCTCTTTACACTCCTAATTATATTCATGAGCAATCTCAATTTGTTTCCACATTAATGTCAAATAAATGTCAAAAAAAAGAGGTCTTTCAACCTCTTAATTCTTGTCTAGATACATTTCTTTTTCACTGCTTTTTCTTGGTGGTAAAATTGCGCTATATTTCTCTACTTCATCATACTTGTTCTTAATCCTTTTAATGATTCTATTTACGCTAGAAACACTCATATTTAATCTGTCGGCTTGTTCTCTAACTGTCCATCCGTATATTCTAGTTCTTAGAATCATTTCTTCATCTTTAGTTAATAAAGCTAGATTAATAAACTCTTCTAAAATAATCTTATTCCAAGGTACTTGATTCGTCATTGTCTTCGTTAACGATTTTATCCGCTACTTCCAAACCTTTAGTTAATACACTAGGCACGCTATATCCACATTGCACAAGGTTCTCAATAATGCTACGCACTTCATTAATACATAAAGAAGCCAATACAAACCAACCTAATAATGTGGTTACATGGAAATCAATCCCTAGCATTTTTCCAATCTCAACCAAGAATGCACTGAATGTGAACGCAACTACAATCATAATCCAATAGCCTAGCTTTTTAAGGACTCCAATCCATCCTTTATTGCTATTGATTTTGTGATTAATCGCCGACTTCATGCACCCTGTAATATAATCCACGACGTTCATAAATAAGAAGAACGCAAATAAATACCAATGCTCACCTAATACGTATGTTAATACGGCAACGGCTACACCACCAATTGCATTCATCTTGTGTAGAAAATACATACTTCTTGTTATTTGTTTAAATCCTCCATTTTTCTTTTCTATTAAATTCACTCCTTACATGATTTTTAAATTATCAACCTCTAATTCTAAGGTTCTATATCCACTTTTAATGACTTCAAATATATTTCTAATTCTCGCAGTCATTACTAGTCCAATATCTGCTACTATAACATCAACTTTATCACCTAAATCAAAATCAACTTTGTATTCGTATGAATCAGTATTCAATCCGAAATTCACATTTTCTTGAATTTGACAATCTGCTAGTTTTTCAATTCCTTTCTGAATAAGTACCTTTTTATATTCATCAAGTGTCACATCATCCCCCATACGCTCAGAACGTGCGTCTACGAACAACTTTTTGATTCGTTCATTCTTATCTATTCTAGCGTCATATTCAACGTATATACGCTCTTCTGATTGTCCTTCGCCACAAATGATTGCATAGTTCTTGTATTTACTTGAGTCAATCATAACGTCCGGTTCTTCAATGTTTCCAAACTCTGTAGAGAATGTGACAAAGTTGTTTCCATCTGCGTTGTTCTGAGTTAAGTCACGACCACGATATAACACGAATGTGAACGTACTCGATACATAGTCATATTCTATACGGAACGACAATTCTAACGGATATAACAACTCATAAAGCTTCTCGTCAAGGTTTGCTCCTGTTTCTTGAAAATCTACTCTATCGGTAATGGATTCATCATATCTATATCCCATTTTCCATGAGCAATACTTGTCTAATAGCTTTTTTACTACATCAACAATTTTTCCACTGCTTGAGAACGTAGGATAAATACAATCATCTGCTAGAATCTTTTCAAAGAAAGAGCCTTTTAGCAACATTTGTTTCGTGTTGTTTGAAACGGAATAATGCGGTATTTCTACGATTCCTAGCTCTTTATCATCAGTCGAATAAATATATTTGATATTACTTGAATACTGCCCTATATCAATATAAATCTCGAAATCTCCTGTTTCATAATATCGCCGATTCCACTGCACGTTATAAGGTGCTAGATGTGTAACAATATTGAAATCTTTATCTAATCCAAAATAAGACATACTATAAACCTAAATACCTTTCATTGTAGTAAACTGTGCAAGCTAGATTTGTATCTCCATTGTCTGCCGTATATCCTATGATATTCTCACCTAACTGAATCGTCATATCGTTGAATGATGATGTTCTGTCAACTTTACCGATACAATTCACACCGTTCTTTTTGATTGATATAGGTTCAGAAACTAAATCAATTTCTAATACATCGCCATTGTGTAGCGTATCTAATACACGAATATATTTATCCTTGTTAAATAGTTTCGGATTCGTTACCTCTCCAAACGCTTCAATAACGGCTCTGCAATATGTTTCTGTATCACCTTGATTGTCAATATAGATTTCTCTAGCGAATGTAAATGTTCCAAAGTTTACACCTGTCTCCGGTATTTCAAAGTTGAACGCTAAACCTTCACCAATTTCTGCGATATTCCTTGCAAAATCATCAAATGAAAGCAATAAAGGTTGTGTGCATAGAATCGTAAAGTTAAGCTCTAAATCTTTGTAGATGTTAACTGTAGGCAAGCTATACGCATATAAATGACCTCTACAATATTTCTTTTCTCCCATGTACTCAACTATCACATCAAATAAATGAGAATATTGGAAGAAGCGCCGTAGCTTCTCCCTTTCTTCTCTTTTTTCTTCTAGCGAACCTTTGAAGGTAGCTTTCACGCTTCTTTCTTTCGTTGGAATACGTGAACCGATTAATCTAGCACCATTTCCAAATGCATTGTCTTGAGTTGTGTATGAAGGTGCTACATAATCAAATCCATCTAAACCACTACTTGAAGGAATCCTCCATCTTTTTTGGTTGTCAATTTCAAATTCTTTACCATCATCCCTACGGACGATAACTCTTACCTTATTGATATCTATTGGACTACACCTCCATATCCATATCTTGCTTGCATACGTAACATTCTAGCGATTTCATCCGGACTTTGTGCTTTATTGTAGAAGTTGATAGTCTGTCCATTGTTATTTGTCGTTACGCTTGGCATGATTTGAGCCATATCTTTAGCTACGGCACGAATCCACGCTTTATTTCTTTCTAAAGGTACAACGGCTTCTGCTCCATTACCTTCTAGTAAACCAATTTGCCCACGCTTCAATACACCACCACGCTCTAGTCTTGGAATCCTTCCAATGTGTACACCGGGAATCTTATTGATGATACCGATTGCACCGTTAATACCACCGATAACACCATTTACCATTCCTTTTACACTTCCAACTAATGAACTAACTGCTCCTTCAATTCCGCCAAATACACCACTTACAAATCCTTTTAAACCGCTCCATGCATTTTGTATGCCTTGTAGAACATTTGAAATTTTATTCCCTACATTATCCATTACACCTTGAACTTTAGACCAAATGCCATTAAATACATCAGAAACCGTAGATTTGATATTATTGAAATATTTATTGATATTATCAACAACACCTTTCACTTTGTCTCCAACTCTATTCATTGTATCTTGAATCTTACTCCAAATATTGTTTATGATGTCCGAAACCGTCTTAAATAAATTGCTTACGAATCCAATAATAGCAGTAACTACTTCGCTAACCTTGCTCCAAATATTTTGAGCAACCGTTAATATTACAGACCAAATATTCGCTACAATTGTAGCTACAATTTGAACAATAGGCATGATAAATCCTAGTATTGTCGCAATCGCAGTCCCAACATACGTTACAACCATATTTATAAATGAAATGATTCCACTTACTACACTTCCAACAACTTGAAGGATAGATGTTATTACAGGAATCATGCTAACTACCGTTTGAATAATCATCTTAATAATTGCTAGAATCGGTGGACCTACTACACTAAGAATCTTTTGAGCTTGGTTAACAACATTTTGAATTGCACTGCCAATCTTGCCTATAATTTCTTTTGCGATAGGTTCAAGTGCAACTTTCATTTCGTCAATCGCTTTTCTAACTTCATCAAAAGCAGGAGCTAACACCTCTGAAACTTGACTTGTCAATTCTGTAATTCCACTTGTATCAATCTTGCTTAATACATTTGAAATTACATCACCAACTTTAGCAAATCCTTGTTGAATACCTTGTATAGCTACTGTAATCAATCCAATGATACCTGCAAGAATAGGAGTAATAAGTTCGCCTATTGGAGTAAATGAATCAAGAAATGTACGCCCTAAGCCACTTAAAGCGTTCTTTAAGCCACCATTTGCAATTTCTTTAACTTTATCCATTGCTCCTTCTACATCTTTATATTTATTCCCTACTGTCGTTAAGGACTGAATGAATCCGGCGTTGAAATCTTCTCCCATTGTACCGAAAGCCGTTGCCGATTTATTCAACTTTTCTTGTTCATTTGTAGTCTTTGAAATATCTTCTACAATCGCATTTACAACATCTTTCTGAGTTGCTCTTCCTTCTTGCCAAGCTTTAAAAACATCTTGCGTCTTGGTATCAAAACTATCTAAAGCTCCTTCAATAGTTCCATCAACTAACCTTGTGGTAACTTCGTTGATTGCGTCATTTACTTTATCAAGGTTATAAGCTCCACCATCTAATCCATTCTGCATTAATTGGAAGTATTCTTCTGCCGAATATCCTGCTTGCTTGAATTTACCGGAGTATTCTGAAATGTTGTCGCCTAACTCATCTGATTTGTTTAAACCATTCTGAGCACCTGTAGCCATAAGGTCAAAAGCTTCTTTAGAACTAATTCCGAACTGCTTCATTAATTGTTGAGCACCTCTTAATGTTTCGTTCTCGTCCATTCCGAATGTGTCTCTTAATGTCAATAAATCCTCAGTAACATCCTTTAAATCAACATCACTTATGCCTTGCATTTGTTGCTTGACACGTGCCATCATATCGGCAACATCTGAAACATCTTCACCGAAATTGTTTGACCAAACATCACGAGCAATGTTTTTAAATTTGCTCATTTCATTGCTTGAAGCACCTGTTTGAGCTTGAAATTTAGCCATAGCGTCATCTAATTCAGTAGCTTGATTTACACCTGTCTTAATTGCTAATGCCATTCCACCGATAGCTCCTGCTACGGCAGTAACACCAACAACACCTCCTACGCCTAATCCTGTTAAGGTTTCAGTGATTGTAGTTGCTTCCGGACTAATATTCTGAATCTTTCCTAATAGTCCATCAAATCCACCTTGAATTGACTCTAAGGCACTGTTACCCACTTGCTTAAATACATCAAATTTAGAACCTGTTTCTTGCGTTTCTGTCTGTGTATTCTTTTGCTCTTCGTTTAAATCTTTAAGTTTATCTTTGATTTTTGGTGGTGCTTTTGAACCATCAGAACCTAGCTTGTCGATTGCTTTTGAAGTTTCTTTGATAGCATTTGTAGTTCCACTTGTGACTTCATGAACGGATTTCATTCCATTCTCTAGACCACTTGTATCAATCTTTGTATCAAACTTTAATGTTCCGTCTGATATTCAATTTGCCACCTCCTTTTCTAAACATCAAAATATGAATCAAATTCATCTTTCATTTCTTGCTCCTCTATTGTTAATTCGATTGGGAAAGACCATGCTTCTTTTGCTCTTTGATATGCTTTATCTTGTGTATCATTCTTTGAAGGTTTTTCATATCCTCTAACACTCTTTGCATATCCCCACAATGTAGAATCACCAACGATATTATTTGCTAAGGCTAGAAACTTGTGCCAATGCATATCACATTCGGTTAAATCAATGCCGTAAAGTTGCATAAAAGCTGAATAAATATATTCCCCATCTTGCACATAATCCAATGTTTTAACGCCTGTAGAATCACTTCTAGGTGTACTAGAAGGGTTATATAAGAAGCGTTCTAGCTCTTTTAAAATATGCCCGTCTATGATAGGTGGTTCATCTACGAATAAATAAGAACAATCTACTTCATCAATAACATGATTATTAAATCTTTCTAATTCTTCATAGAATCTTATCCACAAGCGAAAATCTGTATTTAATAAAATAGGCTCGCCATCTAGCGACTGAATGCTATTTGGCAAGCCTTTTATGCGTAAATCAATCATTTCTTCGCCGAAATGCTAGAAACAGTTTTGCTTGCGTCAAGAAATTGCTTCATTCCATTTGTTCCGAATGTTGTTTTTAATTTCTTTTCTAACTGTTCAACCGTTTTCTTTGAATATTCATCATCAATCAAATTGACAATATACAATACTTCCATCAAATCAACTTGTTCAAAGTCTGCACTTCCTAACATGCTTTCAATTTGTTCATCTGTTAATACTGTTTTCAAATAGTCGAATTTAGCTCGATATGCTTCTTCATGCGTAGCGTGAAATGCGTTACAAGCGTCCTCTGCTTTTAATACTTCAATTGTTTTAGGTGGGATTTCATACTGTTTCCCTTCATACGTGATTCTATTCATGATTTACCTCTTCTTTCTTTATACTTCTGATGTACCTTCTGTGAAGGTTACTGTTCCATCTGCTACCTTTGCAACGCCGACACGAATGTCGCTTGCAAAGTTAATATTGAAGTTGATTTTTGAATCGACACCGCTTAATGTATCGAAAATCAATTTAGCGTCAACTTCCCACGCTTTATAGCCTTTAGTTTTGTCTCCGTCAAACATAAATACAAGTAAAGCTTTTGTATTTACTTCTTCGTTGTTTGGTACGGATTTCATCATTTGTTCGTAAATGTATTCAAAATCATCTTCGCCTTTAATCATTGTTAAATCTTGCGAAATCTGAGGTGAATAACTCTTTAATGATTCTGTTGGGTTCTTATCTGCGATAAAGTCATACGTTTCAGTTTCACTGTTAAACGAAATATCTAAAGTTGTAGACTTTTTAATTCGCTTGTAACCTGTTCCCATTTCTAAGAACAATCCAATCATATACTTCTTGACTGTCTGTCCTGTATTTACTTCAGTTCCTTGAGTTGCTATTAATTAAGCTCCTTTCTGTATTTAATTTGAATAGTCAACGCATATACTGCTTGATTATCCTCATTTGTATATAGATATAAACCACTTGAAACGGAAACATCCTCGCAATATCTGTTTCCGTCTAGTTGTGGCAATTCTCCGTTTAAATTCTTTTCATCAATCCAATTTTCTAATTCTTCTAGAAAAACATTGTTATCTTGTCTTTCTGATTCAATTTGTGTATTCCTACGTGCTAGAAACGTGTAGTATTCTGTACGCATTTGAGAGCCATCAATGTATGTATCTACAATTGCATTAGGTTCTTTATACAATGCATAAGAGATAGCTTGTTGTGCTAAAACATCCGTTTCAATACGTTCATCTATCTGTATATTTCCATATCCATATAGCCATTGAATCAACGCTTTTGATACTGTCATTCACTACCTCCTATCATTTGTTGTGCTTTCTTTAAGATTGCTTCTGTTCCACCATTTCGCATAGCTTTTTTAAACCAATGGTCTGTTTTACCACCAACGAAATGAGCACCCTCTTTGTTGTAATACCAACGTCTAGCATAAGGTGCACTTGGTCCACCTTGCTTTACTAATCCACTACCGATTTGTGTTAATCGTGTAGCCGAGTTAATCAATGCTCCTGTATCTCTAGGCGTATAGGGGGACATAAGCCTAATGACTTCAGAATCAATCATCTGTTGAACTCGTCCACGTTCTTCAAGTCCTCTTGATTGTTTGATTTTGGGGATTGATTCAACATCAAGTTTGACTTTCATTCCTATTGACCAACAACCTCCCAATGCTTCAACATATCGACATTCGTACAATCTGTTACGCTTTGAACGGTTGTCCATTTGTATTTCTTTTTTGCTTCGTTGATTGATTTAATACTAGATAAGTCTTCTTTTACTTCTCCAAAGAATACAAAATCTGTCTTATCTGTATTTAATGTGAAGTGCTTTTGTTTCTCATCATTTGAAAGCTTTGCATATACGTAAGGTTCAACATATCCCTCACGATATAGAATGGTAATATTTGTGGATGTGGCTATGCTCAGAATATTACCATTTGCAGTTCTAACAGTTGATTGTCTCCACATACATTTATCAAGTATAGAAGCTTGAAATCTATCTTCTCTTGTTAATGTGTCATAGTAGTGATTTACAAGTGTAATTGAATCCTCAAAGAATCCTGTCATAATGCAATCCATCTTTCTTTCATTAAATCTGTATCTCCTAACCAAAAGGCTATGATATCCTCAAGCATGTTCCTTTTATCCGAGTGTGTAGTGTTTATAAAGCTTTTGGAATATCCACCATTTGAGATACTTGATACGCCATCAATCGAATCTTGAAAGATTACATTGTTTAAGACATCACAGATACAATCTTTTAAAGTGCTTTCGTTCTGTTCGTTAATAGAATCAACATTCACATACTTCAATACCATTGCTTCCGCTTTGTAAGAATACTGATTGAATTGACTTTCATCAAATTTAGGAAAATGGGAATTGTAATATTCCCAATCTAAAATATTGTTCATTTTACAACCCCCTTTAACGCTACTTTTTCTTTTTTTGTTGAGGTTTAGCTTCCTCTTTTTCTTCTGTAGGTTCTTCTTTTACTTCTTCATCAACTGTAGGTTCTTCACCTTTTGGTTGTTCAACCTCTTTAGTGATAGAAGGATAACCCCATCCGATTTCCACTGCCATTACTTCGCACTAGCAGATAAGTAAATTCCTGCTACCTTATTTTCGTATACATCTACGATTCCATATTTACGATATTTCAATACATCTGAATCTGATTCGATGTTATTGCTTGCAGGAATCACATTTGAAACAGTGTGTTTATCCCATTTCATTACGGCAGGTTTGTGAACAATTAAGAAGTTGATTGCGTGTCCATCCTCTGCCTTTTCGTATCCGCCCTCTAACTCTGTATCTTTTCCACTCAACAATTTAATTTTTGTATAGAATCGTGTTGAAGGTACAGGAACAATTTTTGCAAATCCTTGTAAAGCTTCACGTGATTTGTATGTATCTAATGCTTTAACGCTATTTAATAATGTTGGTGTTGAATATAAGATACGTTGTTCGCTAGGAACTTCATCCTCATCCATTTTAGTAACGGCTTTTAATAATGCACTCAAGAACTCTTCTGCCCCTGTATAATCTTCTGCAACTGTTGTGATTCCTGTTGTGCCGGAAATCTTAGCGAATGTGTAAGCGTCTGCTTCCGGTGCTACCTTTGTACGCATAAGTTCCGCTCCTGCCATACCGAACGCAATGTTCATTGATTCTGCGTTATCTTGTGTATCAACTGAGATTTTAGTTCCTCGGTCATAGTCGAATGTAGCAGTTTTCCATTCTAACTTAACTGAGTTACCTGTATAACCACTGTTTCTATCGTAGTTTCCTAAACCTTTAACAGAAATTTGTGGATAGATGATTTCTTTTGCATTTGCTCCTGCTCGTACCATTGTAGCGTCTGCATTTAAATCACCTGTAACTGAAGCTAACTTATATACCTCATCCAAATTTGAGACATACGTTTTAGCTAATGCAATTTCATTTGGTATTAATTAAATCCTCCTTATTTCTTTTCTGTAGTTAAGCCCATTGCCTGTCGTAGCAATAAATCTTCGGCGTTTGGGTTCTCCCCTTGACCACTGCTTCCAACGATATTTCCTGTTGCAGTAGGTCCTTTCTGTTCTTCTCCAAATAAGATTGGCTTATTCTCTTTCAAAGTTTTGAAAGCTTTGTCAATATCATTTGTTTGGTCTTTTGAATTTAGTAAATCATCATAGTTGAATTGTGATTTTGCTAAATCGAAATCTTTACATCCGTATTCTTTAGCTTTTGCACTTAATACAGAATCAAGATTCATTTTGCTAATCTGAGTTTCGTATGTAGTTTTTTGAGTATCAATATCATTCGTCAATGTATTGATTTTATTTCTCAATTCTTCTACATCAACTCCATCATAGCTTTTCTTGAAATTATCAAACTTTGTTTGAATTTCCTTTGCGTTGTTCTCTGCTAAAGATAGCTTTTCTTTTTGCTTGTCGAACTCTGCAATCGTCTTATAGTTGTCATTTACTAGCTTTGTAATTGAGTCCTCTTGCTCTTTGGTTAATTCAATGTTTGATTCTTTTAAAATTTCAATAATGTTTTTCATTTTGCCCTCCTAAAGTCTTTTATAAACCGAATCTTCTCCGGTATGGTTTTGGCTAACTATATTTTAGCTTGAATAATAGCTCACAATGTGAGCGTTTTTAGCCGATTCTAAGCCTATCGTTGTGAACTCTGTCTCCCATTTCAGAACTGAAAGCTTTATACGTTGCATTTGCGTGTTTTAGCTTGATTTTGGCTTCTGTACTGCTTAATCCTTGATTGTCCAATAAGATTACTTCTCTTTTTAGTGCTCTGATGTTTCTTTCTAATTCTCTTTGATACTGCCTAGCTTCATATCCTTCATATTTTTTCCCTTGGAATGTGAAAGGCTTTGTATCAATATTCTTTAACTGCTCTTTTGTGTAGGCATAAGGCATATCAATATCCCATACAGGTTGTGCAAAGTGTCTACATCCATAATCTTTTTCTTCTCCATGCGTCAACTGAAACAAGCTAGGATATAGTTTCCCTTGCGTGTCGTAGCGTTTACCTTGCCATTTCTTATGACTTGGACGTGCGTTTGCGTGAGCGTCAAACTCGAATACAGTAACTCCCAAATCTTTAGCGCATTTATTGTTAATTTCTTGTGATGATTCTTTTTCTGCGTATTGCATTTGTTGCCTTACCCATACATCCACATTTCTTTTCACGCCTGTATCATATTCCACAATCTTTACGCCACTATTTGCTAATTTAGAAATAGCTTTCCTACAAGAATCATCAATTGTGCATTTACCACCTACTACATTTTTAACTTCTTCTTGAACTACCTTTGTAAAGAACACCGGTAGTTTATCTTTACCGATTGCATACGTATTTGCACTTGATTTGATATATTTCTTCCAACGCTTTGAAGTCTCGTCTTGTGGACTAATATATAAATCTATCTTGAGCTTCTTTTTGATAGACTTTCCACTTCCAACTTCAATTAAATCAAGTGTTCCTTGCTTATTTTCTTCTAAGTCTTTTTTCGATTCCTTAATTACATCTTTTTTAAAGATTTTCGATTCTTTTTTAACAAATTTACGCAAATCAACAAGTGATTTTGCCAATATCTCATTAAATTTCGCATTTTCTTCGGTGCTTTTCTCTAAAACTTCACGAATTTTATTAGACACAAATATCATCATTCCTAATTCAAATACACTAGCACGCTTTACACTTTTTCTTTCTCTTTCTTCAAGCTTTCTTCTTTTCTCAATTTGCTTTTGTAGGCGTTCTTGTTTCCTTTCTTCTTGCCTTTTTTTACGTTCTTGTTCCCTTTGTTCTTCTTCGCTTAACATTATATGCCCTCCTACATAAAAAGGGCTTAAATGCCCTTTAAAACGCTTTTAAAGCTTATTTAATTAATTCTTTTCTCTGAGCTTCTGTAATCCATCCAATAGAAGCGAACATTTCTAAATTACTCTTTGTAAATAAGCCTAATTCATAATACGATTTGATTAATTCATAACTCATACTATTTCACCCCATTCAATTGAGCTTTTAATTGTGCAATTTGTAACATTAATTGTGCATTAATCTTATCTTGCTCAGTCGGTACTGCTTTTGGTTCTTCAATTGTTGGCTTTTCTGCATCTGCAACTTCAATCACTTTACCTTCTACAAATTTATAGTTATATCTTCCGTGGTCGTCAACTAATTCTTTTTCTAGATATTGGCTTTGAGCATGAGCGTATTTGTCTCCTTGCCCTTGGTCAATCTCTGTCATAGTTGACATTTCTTCTTGTGATAAAAAGATTTCTGAATTAATAGATGTGATGTATCCATCTTGTAAGGATACATATACTTTATATTCGTTGTTCATACTTCCTCCTAATAGATTTCTGAGTCAAGTTCTATTTCTACTACTCCACTAAGTGAAAAAACTCCTGTCTTATTGGTATCAGTTGTTATTTCTATATGCGTGTTTCCTATATCTCTATATGCGTTAATACCTAATACTTTTTCATCTGCCGAATCTGATAATATAAGTTTATTTGCATCACCATCTGTTGATATTTTAGCAGTTGGATTAGTTCGCATACATAAATATGGAATATTGAACTTAACTTGTTGTCCTATTTGTCCAACGGTTTCTGCACCTACATTTGCTTGATAATAAAAATAACGACACTTCATCAATTCTTCCATATAGTTCGGAGCTACAAAAGGAGTTGCGATTGAGCCTTGTTCTAGTTTTGCCCATTCGATAGTTACTGATGTGCTAGCTTCTATAAACATATTAAATTCTGATAAGTTGCTTAGCGTAACAGAATATATTCCTGCCGAAGTGATAGTCACTCTGTTGGTAGGATTTGTGAGATATGCTTTTCCATTGATGTTTGATACTTTAACAGATAAAGTAAAAACACCTTCTAGTTCTTTTTCAAATTTTTGTGATACCCATGAACCACTATTACCGGTAGATTGAATCATTAACCCATTATCTGATACTGATACCTTAGCACTCGAGACTCGCCATCTATCTACTGTATATTCAAAGCCACCACTAGTATAGCTTTCTTTTCCTTTCTGATTAATTTTAAAATCCGGATTAATCAATAAATTCGGATTACTGAATTTATCTGCCATGTACATTGTAACATCTTCCATACTTGCTTTTTTTAGTCCATTTCCATCATGAACTGCAATAATATTTGTATCTTTTAAAGCACTTGCTTTTGTTAAATCTGTGAATTGTTTTCCTGCTATTAGATTACCTCCTTTATTTAACACAATACTTCCAATCTGCTAAGATTGTGTTTTCGTTCTCATCTACTACTTGTGTACTAGCGTCTACTAGCAATGGAGTGTAGAAATGATTGTTTAACATCATGAATTCTAGTTCTGTAATTCTATTTGCAAGTTTACCTGCCGTATCTCCATCTAGAATATCTTTAATTGTTGCGAACCATTCATTCCAAGCATTTCGATTGTTTTGCATTGCTTCTTCGTTTAGTTCTTTTGTTTCTTTAATTAATTCTTGAACTTGAGTAAATAAGTCCATTGATGTAACGCCTTGAATTGCTCCACGTACTACGCCACATCTATTTGAATCAAGCCTTGTATCTGTAATATCTGAACCTTTTACCTCACTTGCGTTGCCTGCTACTGTTACAGTAGCTAACACTAAATCATAAACAGAATCACTACGTTGAATTCCGTTGCTAATCTCATCAACAACTAAAGTGATGTTTCTATATGCGTCATTATCATTCAATCTAAGAATAATATTGTAGTTCTTTGTGTTACTTGATTTCTCTACTGTGATAGTTTCATCATCTTGTTGCCAATAGAACGCTCCATTGATATTCGCTCGTCCTGCTTTCACAATTAGTGTTAAGCCTTGAGCCTTCTCAACTCTTAAATGGTCTGAGCTAGAATCATCTAAGAACACGCCATTTGTAAAGTAGCTTGAGAATAATCTCCTAAAAGCGTCATATAATACTAATCTATCGCCATTTCTTGAGACGAATGGAAAATATGTAGTTGCTATTCTTCGTCATCCCCCTCTCCATCATCTTGAATTTCTTCATTTAATAATTCCGTAGCTTCTTCTTCAGTAAAGCCGTATTGCTTCATAAAGTACATAATCTTTAATCTTGGAATATCAAATGTTAATGCGTCGTTTCTTAACGCTTGTGCAGTGCTTTGCTTATCCTCAATATATGTATCGTCATAATCAATTGCAATGTCTAATGAATTGATATTAAGCTTTCTGCCTTGTGTTAATTCATAGAAGTATGCTATTGCTTGAATAATATCTTGAATATATGCAGTAGATTCTTTACGTTGTGAGTTTACTTCCTTCATTGCGTCTTGATTCTCACCAATGTATTCTGTAGCCGTCACGATTCTTCCACTTTCAAAGGTGTATTTCTTTGTACCGAATCCAAACATCATTGATAAGATACTTAATGCAGTTTCTAACGATTGAACAACTTCTGCCGTCCTTACTGTCGGATTATATTCTTGCCATAAAGCTTTTTCTTCCGGTAGCTTATCCCTACCTAACTGAACAAAAATCTTTTTCATTTGTGGATTCATCTTAATCTTTCCATTCTCGTCTTTTTGCATTAATGCTTCATTCACAAGAACAATCTTATCTGATTTCAACAAATCACGATTCCACATTGTCATTGTTAAATCGATTGTTTTCAATGGAGCAATTGCGCTCCAAATCTTCGGCAAGCCGTAACCTTGCATTTGTAAGTTGTTTACCTTTGCGTTTCTCATAATTGCAAACGGCTTTACAACATCTAATTGAACAATCTGAGCACGGTCTTTTATTTCTTCGCCTGTATCTTTGAAATAATGCGTTTCTGCAATATATCTTTCGTCTTGCCCTTTTAAGAACATGACCATCACATATACTTTTTTCAACTTCTCATAATTTACTCCAACGAAAGCTACCTCAACGATTTCATCATTAATAACAGTCAATGGAAGGATATTCATTGAATCACAATAATTGATTCTAATCTCCCCTCCACTGAATGTACCATCTTCATAAATCTCGGCATTTGATACCGTTACATAAGCTCCTACTGTGCCGTTTGCAGACATTTGCTCAACTTGCTTCCTATACATAACATCAAATCTATTCTTCGTTAGAATGTCTGAAATAATGTCATTTGTTGTACTGTCCTCAGTTGCGTTTATATCTAGAATTTCAATTAGGTTTGCGTCATCCTCGCACAAACGTTTTGCAAAGTCTGTTTTATCTAGCGTGTATTCCTCGTTATTCAAGGTGTATGCCGTATGAAATTCTGTTTCGGTATTTGTATACCACTTATTACACAATTCAATAATCTCAATTGCGTTTGTATCTACATAATACCCTCTTTCGTTAAGGTAGTTTTGAAACCACGGTCTACGTGTGTTAGATGTTTCTATTTCTTACCTCCTTAAATCTATATATCCACTATGGGTTATAAATGTATAGCAGAACGAATCCCAATCATCATTGATATTGTTTACGTTCTCATCTTTTGGGATATCTTTCTTTTCATCCCATACTAATTCGCTCAATGCGTTTATTAAGTTCTTACAATGTTCTTCTATCTTTAACCTACCTGTAACAAGTAAGCTATCAACCGTTATAGGGCGGTCTGTAAGCTCATTCTTCTTTACCGGTGCAATTATACTTCCGTCTAGCCCTTCTGCATAAAAATAAGCTCTAAGCGTGTTTATCAACGTATTAGAAGCACTGTCCGGAAATATCCATTCTACATATCCATAACATTCAACACAACGCTTATAGAATCTTACAAACGCTTTACAGAACTTTGTTGCGTCTATTGAGTTTGACTTTACCATATCTCCCTCATCAAGCGCCCACATATAATCCCAATCATTTGTAAACCCTGTTAAGTGCCATGAATACTTTGAACCATTGTCTCCAAAGTCAACGCCTATGATTAAATGACTGAACCTTTTTCCTTCTTCCTTCATCTTTTCTTTTAGACTCTGATATTTGAATAGGTAAGGTTTGCAGTCATTTGCAAAATAAGGAAAGACTAGACCTTCGGCAACCATTCTTTCCCCTAAAATATCTCGCTTGTACCATACTGAATTCTTGTCATATTTGTTTTGGATTTCTTCGATTCTTTCTTGGCTCATTGTAGCATTGTCAAAGATGTTGAAGTGCTCATATCTGTACCAATCTAATCCCATGAATTTATCTATGTAATTCTTATAAATGTCTGCATTTGGGTTTGATGGGTTTAAATCCCATAATGTAAATGGATGTACGCTTGCAATCTGTCTTGCCATTGCTACCTTAATAAAACTTGTTCTAGAATCATCACAATCGTAATGCTCATTTATTTCGGTCGCTATCCATCCACCATATGAGTTACCTAATATACTCTTATATGAATCGGACTTTCCACCACCTGTAAATATCACTATCTTTTCACCTGTCTTTGTTTGGACAAATAATGCTTCGTTTGATTTGTATTTACCCCAACGACAACGCCCACGAAAGATATGCTCTAAGCCGAAACCATTGTAATCACCTATATTTAGTTTCGCATTCGGTAAGCTTGACCCACTAGCTAAATGTATTTTATCTTCACATGTTTCTAAATACATTGAAAAGATTATGCAGTGGTCAATCGTTTTACCACTTCGTACCGCTCCTTCTGCTACACTTTGTTTGTAATTTAGGGCGGTCTTAATATAGTTCTTATGCTTATCTGAAAATTTCCCCCAAGGAATCGTTCTAGTCATCATTTTAATAAATCTGCCAAAGGTGTTAAGTCCTCAATCTCATGTGTCATTGTTTGTTCAACCTTTTCGGACTGCCCAAGCATTTGTTTACCTAACCAAATAAGCATGGTCGTATTCCCTTTTGACGCTTTGTCAAATTGCATACGTCTTAAACTTCTTTTTGAGTGACTTATACCTTTTTTATATGTCTGACAAAACTTTCCATTTCTTAATAATGTTCTTACCGAACATCCTAGAAAATCTGCAATTTCTTCTTGAGTACATCCAATAGAAGCAAGCTTTTCAACTGCTTCATAATCAATCTTTACTCTTGGACGTCCTCCTGCGTGTTTCTCTGCTATTTTAATACCCCCTATAACAATCATATTAATTCAACTGCTTTTTAAGCCTTTGTAATCTTTTTCTTAAATCTCTTTTTCTATATTCTGATGTCGTGTTTTCTAATTCTTCTTCAACGCTTTTCATTTGGCGTAAATGTTCTTCTCTAGACGTGTCTTGCTTCTTCTGTTTCAAGTTCTGTAATCTCCTCTGTTCTTTTTAAGAATGTTACTGAATTATCATATTCGTAAATGATGTCATTATTTTCATCAAATCCTACAGGCTTTAGAACCTTTTCAAAAATCTTGTAAGGTGATTGTCCTGCTTTTGGTGAATTCCATAAATAATGGAGATAATCTTTCATTGTCATTCCTTTGAATTTTGCTCTATTCTCTGATGAGTTAGTGTTGAACCCAATAGCTTTATTAAATTGAAAATCTAAGAAATACATATCCTTTTCAATATCTTTCCAATGTACTCTTCCATGTTTCTTTGCAATTTGTAAAGCTCCACTAAAATTTCCTCTTGAGTAATCCCAATTCTTGTCTAATGCGCAACAACAACAGTTATTTGAGCATTCTTTAAAATGTGCGTCTGATACATAGAATCGCATTCCTAATTCATCACATAGATTTTTCATCTTTTGAATGTATTTAGCCTTTACTTTTCTATTCAGTCTTAAATATCCACTTCCATTTGAATGTTTTCTATAAAAATCTACAATATCAAATCCTGCACATTCACTAATCACATCATAATGCTCCTTAGCTTGTTTAATAGAGCGCATTTCTAAGCAAAAGAACTCCGTAGTAACTGCCGTTGCTCCTGCCTTTTTGGCTTCTCTAATTAAATCTAGATAGGTTTTATCTGATACCCCTACAATAAACGGACGCAATCTTAAAGTTGCACCACCTTTTGATAGTTCAGTATATTTTTTCATTGCTTCAAGTCTTTTTCTTGGACTTGGCACACCTACTTCGATTTTTCTTGCGTCATCTTCATCTAGTGTGATGATACTAAACTTAACATTCCAATTATCTGCACCTTTGAATAATTCTTGATATTTAGGGTCGTTAAATACCCATGCCGATTTCGTACTAAAACAGATAGGATAGTTAATAGATTTCAAATACTTAAGCATTTCATAGGTTTTGCCATATTTCTTTTCGTATCCGTCGAATTGGTCTGATAAACCACCATATTGAATAGGGCGTCTGTCTTTAATGTATTTATAGAATTGTGATTTTGTATCTTCTCCACTGAAAATCTTTTTGCATTTCTCAACATTGATACATTTCACATCTTTATTAAGATATGCTTCTTTACTTGCACCAATACCTCTTTGATATTGGCTAAAACAATAAACACATCCAAATGAACAGTTGGAATATGTATCAAATGTCACCGGTAATGAGCAATCTGCAATTTCTCCTGTCCATCTTGGTGATTGATATGTCTCACTAATTTTATTCACCTTATATCCTCCATTTCCTTTTCAACAATACTGTTCTATCTTTTTTTGTTACCATATCCGGATATTTCTTTACTAGGCGTCTAAGCCATAGTTCTTGTTCTCCTCTTTGGTATCTGTCATACATTCCGCCTTTTTCCTTTCCCATGTAAGATTTATTTGGCACAATGTTATTTATTCTAGCTATGATATATCCTTGTCTAATCATTCTTAGATTCAATTCATAATCCTCTAGCATATCCCATTTCTCATCAAATTTGATTTCTTCACTTTTAATAACAAAACACAATCCACCTTGTACGAGTGTATTGAATGAATATGTTTCACCTTTCCTAACATAGCTAGCTATGTTCATATTATTGGTTGTGGGTAGACATCCCATGAAGTGAATATTGTTCTTTTGCATAAATGAGAATACATCATTAAATGTCTTATCCAACTCAGTGATTTTTTTCTGCGCTCCGCATTTCTTTCCTTGCTTTTCTTCCCATTTCCTAAAATCTCTGATGTCATCATCTAGTAAGATGATTTTTGCCCCATTTTCAAAATAATTTAGAATGTTATTTCTATTCGAAGCTACGTTATTTCCACGCCTAGTAATGATTTGAGCTTGACTCCCTAATGCTTCAACATAAGTTTTGAAATCATTTGAATCATTTAAGCTAATAACAATTCTTTCATCTTCAATCCCACATTCTTTTAATGCGTGATACGTTTTACATTTTGGTCTATGGTAACTAGCTATTGCATAATAAATATCATTCATGCATTAATTCCTCGACGTCGTAGCACACTTTTAATTCAGTTACCTGCAATAGTTTCTCTAAGAATAGTTGTTCTTCCTCTGTTTCATATGTAATGATTACACGTTGCTTTTTTAGTATATCTTCTGAATGTTCGCTAAATGCGTCCATAAGCTCATTATCATATCCTTCTGCGTCCATGTCCTCCGTTAATGCACTAATTTCAAAATCGCCAAATCCGAAATCTCTCATATCGATTCCGTCAATTTCTTCTAGCTCTTCCATTTCTGTTTTTAATGCGTCTAAATCCCAAGACGCTTTTTCTGCCGTTTTATTATCTGCAATTCTAAACGCCTTTACTTGCTCATCTGTTAAATCATCTGCAACCACGCAAGGAACAGTTTCTAAGCCTAATTCTTGACTAGCTTTATATCGTGTATGACCTGCAACAATCACTCCATTTTTATCAATAACAATAGGGACTTTGAAACCGAATTCCTCAATAGAATTTTTAACAAATTTCACTGCTCCATCATTGATTCTAGGGTTATTCTCATAAGGTTTTAGCTCATTTAATCTTTTTTCAACAATTTTCATTATTCTCCCTCCTTTTAAACTTATAGAGCGTCATTTACATTTAGACAAGTATTTGTATTCTTGATGTATTCATCAACGTATAATTCCTTTTTATCACCGTTATACGTTACCTCATAATAGTTATCTGTGCTTTGAGCACTAATTAATGCTTTATTGTTTTGAAGCACTTTAACCATCCATACAACGAACATTTCACTGATTGCAATATTTGGGTTTACTTGAAATACTGCTTTCATTGCTAATTCTTGAAATTCTTTTGAACCCATATTCTCCTCCTTATTATTAAAAGAACCGAGACAAACGCTCGGTAATATAAAAGCCTAATTGTATGCCATTGTTGGTATTTAACATCTAATTTGGGAAGGACTTACTGATAGGCTTTGTAAACATGGTTGCAGGAGAAGGAATTGCACCGTTCGACCTCTAGCTAATAAGACTAGTGAGCTACTACTGCTCTATCCTGCTAAAACAATTATTACATGAAAAAATGCTCACATTGTGAGCACTTTCTTTAAGTTCTTATTTATTTTTCTTGGAATCTCTTCTCTTGCATAACCTACAATATTAGATGTCTTTTCTGCGCTGAATCCCTTTATATATCTATACTCAATCATTGTTCGAGTTGTATCATCAAGTTGGCTTAATTTATCTTTTACATAGTTCATTCTTCTTGCATAATCCGCATGAGCTAAGAATAGCTCGGCTTTTAAAGGATAAATTGCTTCATCCCTTTGTAGCTCTGCTATCTTTTGCTCATAATATGTGTATGATTGGCATTCACACAAGAAGTGTCTCTTAATATCTTCATACGTGCTCATGAACTGTATACCTTATACAATCTATCCTTTAATTCGCCAACTTCACTTCTTAATTTCTTGATTTCTTTAGCTTGAGTATGAATTGTTGCGTTTCTTTCTTTTAAAGTCTGCTCCAATTCAATATTCTTCCTTCCTAGTCTATTGTTTTTAGAAATTAACTCTTTAATCCTTTCTTCATAATTCATTTCTATTAAAACCACCTCCTAGAATGGTAAATCATCTGAAGCAATATCTAAATCACTTCCATAATTATATTCTTGTTGTGCAATTTGTTGTGTTAAGCTTGGTTGCGTATATGTATTTTGAACACCATAAGTGTTGTTATTTACTTGATTTGGTTGTTGATATGTATTTACATTAGAATTGTAATTCTGCCCATTAGAAGCGCTTTTAGGTGGTAATTGTACGTTACTAGCTACCACCTCAGTGATATAAATTCTTTGCCCTTGTTGGTTCTCATAATTTCTAACACTGATTCTTCCTTCTACTGTAACTAAATCACCTTTCTTGCAATACATATTTACAATATCGGCTAATTTATTCCATGCCACACAATTAATAAAATCTGTAGTGTCATTGTATCCATTTACTGCTACCGTAAACTTTGCTACGCTATTTCCATTTTGTGTTTTTGATAATTCAACATCTTTTGTTAGATGTCCTGCTATTACTGCTACATTAATCATTTTCTACCTCTTTTCTATCTTTTAATTACCTCGCAATTGTCTAAGATTTCACGAATTGGAATATTTGTATCAACGTCTTTAAAATATCCCTTTTCACGCATTTTAAACAAATGTGTTTGATTTGCAATGTTATTATACGTTTTATAATCTTTATGCACGCTTAACAAATCATACTCAAATTGAGTTAGCTTATATTTTGGCTTTTCATATGGTTTGTTTAACCATTCTTTAATCTTTTCACTGCATCCATATCCTGTACTAAATCCACACTCTCTACAACTAACATCACTGCATTGACAAGGCTTTCCGTCGGCTAGTGCAAAACAGAAGCCGGAATTTTCTATGATTTCATCTTTAAAATGTTCATAATTCGTTTCCTGTTTTATTTCTTGCTTTTCTTCTTCAAACATCTCTTTAGCAGTTTTCATCTTCGCCATCTCCTTTCAACTTCTGCCCACAGAATGGACAACGTGGATACAATTTCCCATCAGTTCTTGTAGCAATAACAATTGCGCCTTGTCCACAATTTGGACACACTAGATGGTAATCTCCAAAAATATCATCTTGTATTTCTACCGGCATTTTAGGTGTTTCTTTATCAACTAATTCTTTTAACCAATCCATAGATTTAGACATTTCTTCCATAGTTGGCTTATATCCATCTTCTCTTTCTTCTCCACACATTAAGTGAAGCAATGTATCTATTACTTCAATAGCTTTTTGATATTTATTCATATGCCTTTATCTCCTCTTTTAATTCATTGATAGCCTGTTTAACTTGTTTCAAATCTAAATCTACATTACTAACTAAATCTGCCATACAATTATTAGAATAGCTTTGTAAAGCCGATTCTAGCGTTGTATGGTAAGAGATAGGCTTTTGTACGTCTATCTCATTTCCTTCTTTATCCTTACCCTTTACGAACGTTACAAGGGCGAATGAACCACCGCTAGAAGTGATTGCATAATTATTTTGTAATCTAATCATTTTCATTCTCCTTTTAACTCATTAATTTATTTTTGTAACGATTATCCAATTCTTCCATAACATGCTTTCCACCATATAGTTTCGATGCGTAAACAATGTAGTCTAATTCATCTAGCATACTGTTCATCAAGTCTTTATTGGTACAGACAAATTTAATATTCTTTTGCAAAGATAAATAAGTTTGCTCAATTTGTTTATCAATTTCAGAAGCACTACTTTTATCCAATCTGATAAAAGTATTTATTTTTATGACATCTTCTCTTTGCTTTTTTCTTTCCTTTTCTAAGTTTTTTTTCAATTCTTCATTATTCATTTTCTTTCTCCTTCATAAACACTGTCCATCGTGTTTGCCTCTCTAATACAATTTAAATTGAGTAAAAATTCTTTCTTCAAAACGATTTGGTTTGCCTTTCTTTCTACAATTTTGTGCAAACTACATATTCTGCTATTATCAACTTCTGATAAGCAGTCAGATTCTTTTAAAACATTCTCCAACTCATCTTTATACTTTTTTAGACATTCTGTGTCATCATCAATTTCTATAGTGTACATTTCAATTAAAGAATCAAGTCCTTCTTCAATCCTTGTTTTAATCATTGTTCTTGCTCCTTTAGCTTTTTAACAAATTCATCGGTTTCTTTTTTGATTTGTACCGCTTTTTTTAGTTTCCTCAAATTTGCGTTTTGCTTTTTTCTCAGTTTCTTCATAATTAATTCTTGTTCTTTTTTTGAATCATCCTCAAGCATTTGTCTGAATTGTTCTTTAACCTTTTTTTTATACTCTTCTTCTGTGAGTCTGTTTTTTTCTAATAATTCTTTTTCTTCCATTTAAAAATCATCCTCCTCATTTGAATCATCATTAATAATTGCGTTCCACAGATATTCAATACGTTCTCTGTATTCTTCCTTTGTGATTTCTGATAAAGGTTTATTGAATCCTGTAGGTAATAACTTAAATCCGAATTCTTTTTCAAATTCATCTAAATCTTTTTCTGTCATACTTCAACATCCTCATCTTGTGGCATTTGGAATGTTTCACCGTATGAACATTCGTACCATTCTTGAATATCGTTTAAAACTGCTAAAGCTTTATATTTAGTAGTATATGTACCTAGACTAACGCTTATACCGCTTTTACCGCTTAATGTAATCACTCCATATTTAACGCCGTGTTCTTCAACTGCGAAAAAGTCGCAATCCATTAAAATTTTTCCATCTTGGCTTCTAATCCACATATTAATACCCACTTTCTAGTCTTTGATAATTCACTTTGTTTTTATCGCAATATGCTTTATATACATCTTCAATACTGAATCCTAAAAATAAACTAATGAAGATAAGTTTTATAATTCTAAAATTTTTGCACTTTATCAAGCTAACTAATTTATCGGCAAATCCTGTTCGCATTACTTCACTACAACAAACTTTTATTTGGTCGTTAATTCTAGACATTTGTTTTTCATAAATGTAGTCTTTTTTCACAAAATGGTTGCTATGGCTTAATACAAAATGCCAAATATCAACTAATTCTTCTAGAACTTTTTCTTTATCAACCGGTGCTTGTGTATTCTTCCACCAACACCACTCACCTTTTAATTCATGTGTTAATTCACCAATTTCATCGAGTATTGCTATATTCAAGAAATCTTCATTAATTTCTGAGATGTTATGTTCTTTTAAAATTTGCTCATCTAACTTTTCTTGCATTTGTAGCATTATTTTTATCAATTCAACATCATGCTTATTTATGCGGTACATTTCTTTTCGCTCTTTAATACTCATTTCTTTTAATCTTTCTTTGTAATCTTTACTTGTCATGTCTTTCGACCTCTCTTTCTAAATACCATAATGCCTTTTTCAAATCTTCTAATTCCGCTTCTTTGTATGGAGCACGTGATACATATTTAATTACATTTCCTAAATTAAAATTAAGGTTATGTGATTCAATGTAATCAATTGGCTCAATACCATGAGCACTGTAATGTTGTGGATGATTGACCATGTCGATTTCATCATGTTCTTTTGGCTCAAAATGACTTGTTGATTTACTGCAACTCACGCATGGTTCATCAATTGCAGAATCATGTTCGTATTTACATCTTATACATTTATTTAGTCCTTTTTCTTCTTTAGGCTCAAAGTAGTTTATTTTTCCTAATACAACTAATTTTCTTTCTTTAAATCTCCATCTGCATACATTACAAGGATGTTCTTCTTTTGATAAATATTCGTATTTACATTCATCACATTTATGTTCTTTATTCATTTTTATACCTCTGCATATCTAACTCCTAAACTATTCTTTACAATTCCACGCAACATAATTGATATTGCAGTAGGTGTATATCCTGTGTTCCTTGCACATTGTGCAATTGATTCATATTCAACTCCATTCAATACCACTTTCTTTTGACATACCTTGCCACCGTCAACACCATTGTTCACAAGATATAAGTTTTTAACGTGTTTCTTTCCTTTTAAGCGAACTTTGTAACTTCTGCTCAAATCACCGATAAATGCTTTATATGCTAATCTGTATAGTTGATACATCTTCCCATTTATACAAACTCTGTAAGCTCCTTTATCAAATGAAGGATGAATCTTGCTTTTAACTCCATCTTTGCTAACCGAAATTACATTTAAACGATTTGAAATGTACCATCTTCTGCCTGTCTTGGATGTTTCAATTAATTCGTACATTTCTGTATCGCTCGCTTTCTTTTCGTCTGCTTCATCTTCAATCAATACACATCCTTTATAAAGTCGTTGATACATAACGTGTGCTTCAAATTGTGCTTTCGTTAACCCTAACTCATCCATTACCTTTTTGTCACTTACAAACCCTTTAAATTCATTTGTATACGGTTCTAACATCATGTAATCCATTTATTTAACCTCATCAAAATCTGAATAATATTCAACGCTTACGACTTCACCATGCTTCGTTTGCAGTTCTATTATTCTTTTTTCTAGCTCTTTGTTTTGATATTCAAGTGTCCTAATCTTGCGTCTGTATTCTTCATATTTGAATATACATTTACAAGCTTTATCCTGTTCTTCTTGAATCCTTTTTCCTACTAATATGCTATATAGAAGAAGTGTTGCAAAACTTCCACATATAAACCCACAAATCCAATTAATCATTTAATCCCCTTCTAGCTCTAATTTATCGATTGAAAGTTTCAATTTTTCTGCGTATAGCGTAATGTATATCATTCTGTCTAAATCAGTTTCACTTAAATCATAAATATATGATTGTAATTCGCTTGATAGACAGTTTAGTAAAGTCTCTTTATTTATGAAATCATCTGATATTCTTTCAATTCGCTCAGTAAGTTCTGATGTCATTTGTAATACATCTCTTATTCCTTCAAACATCATTTTTTCTTCTTGAGGTTCTTTATACAAAATAGATTTAATACGTTCATTTACTTTATTGTTGATTATGATTAAAGCTTTTATTTTGTTATCCATATTCATTCCCTTTCTACGCTCTTAATATTTCTTTCCTTACTCGTTCCATTTCTTTCTGTACATCTGCATACGATTGATTGCTTTCTTGTGCATAGAATTTAGAATCAAGTTTTACAGGATTGTTCTTATTTCTTTTCATCCATTCATCATGTACCCACTTTTGTAGTACTAATGAATGGTTCTTGTATTTCTTTCCGGATGTTTCAATATATTCATCTAATATCTTTATATGCTCATCTAATGAATCACCATATAAATCTAATAGGTGTGTGTGTTCTTTATCTGTTAAAAGAACGTGTTTGAATTCTCCGTATTTGTGTTTACTTTGTTTATTAGTATTTTTGTTATTAGTATTTGGTTTATTAGTATATTTATAAGTACCTACATTTTGTAAACCTACATCTTGTAACCCTACATTATGTAGACCTACATTTTGTATGTCTTGCTCAAGAGGTACGTTTTGTGGGTCTTGAGGTGTTTCACTGAAAATGTATTGATATTCAATTTTACTTCTTCCGTCTTTATTTGGATAAAGCTTTTCTATTCTTAAATACCCATTTTCTTTTAATTCAGATAATGCTCCATTTACTGCTCTTTCACCATCTTTTACAATTCCAACTAATCCATTTACTGTATAATGCCAATCATCCGGTAAACTAAGAACAACACTTAATAAGCCTATTGCTTTAAGTGATAAGCGTTTATCTTTTAAATGTGTATTGCTCATCACTGTATAGTTTCTATTCTTAATAACTCTAATTACTGCTATTTTGCTCACCTCCAAGCACTACTACTTGCTTTAGGATTTCATCAATAATTTTGCCGATATATTCTAGATAGCAATTTATCTCAATATCGTTATAAGGCGCTTCAAGTTTGTACAATGCTTTATATATTGCTTTAACTCCTACTCTATATAGTCCATCTTTTGTATAGCTATTACATCCATTTAGCATATACGTAAATTCTTCGGTAATATCATGAACTGTACACGCTTCATTAAATACATCCTTTGAATTTGTATCTCCTATGCTTCTTTCTGCAATTTGATAAAACAAATTAAATTCATCAAAGTAAACTTGCTTTGCTACGTTTACTGCCATTTCTTGCTCTCTCATATGATTTCTACCTCTATCCTTGGATTCTCCTTATCTGTAAATACTGAATGATTCACTTGATTAATGTATTTTCTTGAATCATCCTCAAGTATTCCTGTTCTAACTAATGAATCTTGAATGAATTTAGTTGCAAATGTTACGTTATCAACATCACGCCTTGAATTCGGTTCATACCAATTAATATTTAATTTGATAGGATAGTTTTTAACTTCGTAAACTTCGCCAAAGTTTACTGCCTGTAAGATATAAGCCATTACAAGACGCTCGTTCTTTTTCTTCATTTCTGCTCCTTTGTAACGATTTGCTCTGCAAGCATTAATATATTCATTCAATCCATCAAGCTTCCCTTTTATTACAAACTTTATTTTTCTCACCCTTGATTCCTTCATCTAAGTAATATTGAGTACTGATTCCTAATTGTTCTGCATAATCTAATATGCAATCAATTAAGACTCCCATTTGCTTTGTATCCATTTGTGAGCTACCTAGAAACAATCTACAATTCACAAATTCATTTCCATTGTCTCTTATCTCAGTACCTAATATTTGCACCGCTCTAACTCCATGTGCTTGAGCCAACGAATCAACACCATCTTTCAAAACTGAAACATATGTATATAAAGCTTTTGCCATTCTCAAGAATTCGCAGTACATATCCCATGTATCGTTATAACTTGCGTTTTCGTTATCGCTTATTTCCTTGATTAATGCCCACATAAGCCGATTCTGATTGTTCGTACGTAAATGTTTAACAGAATCTATAATCACGCTATATGCCCCTTTTTCGAGCGTCTGAGCATATGATTCGTATATTGGCTCAGTTAATTCAAATGTTATTTCTAGGTTTCCATCTTCATTTCTTGATTTTCGGATGAAGTTACCTATTAATTTTGTTTTCAAAATGGAATGCGCTCCATTTCCTCAAATTTTTGAAGTCTGAAAAGTTCTTTCTGTTCTTCCGTAATCCCTAGCTCTTTCATTTTATTAACATCCGTCCATGAATCTTGATATGGATTGAAATTCTCATCCATGATGTAATTTTCTAATTCTTCAATTCTTTTAGCTTGAGAATAATAGACTTCTCTAGGATATGATTCTTCACCCTTAATAACATTGTATGAATACATATTTACCTCCTATAGATAATTCTTATGAAATATCTTCATAAACTCATTTCTTGTGTGTACTTCTTCAAATGCCCGTTGGCATTCCTTTTTAAGCTTCATGTCTAATTTGTGATTGAAATGTACTCCTTCACTGCTCATGTTGTGATGTCTAGCGCATAATCTTACATAACACCCATGCTCAATTGATTTTTTTCGGTTTGCAGTACCAAAATATATTTCATGTGTATGTAAATTCAATGTTGAACCACATACATAGCATTTAGACATATCACTTTGTAAGATTGACTTATCTCTTTTCTTTATTCCTATGCCCTCGCAATCTTTTCTTTATATCCTTTAATTAATGTGCCATAAGCTTTAATTGTGGATTGCAACTGAGGTTCGTTTAGCTTCTGTAAATCTTGTGATTCACAATTTGAATGTTTAAGAATCCAACTTGCATATTGTTCTCTAAAGTCAATTCCTAATTCATTCATTTCAGTTTGAAGTGAAATAAATTTCTTAACAGTTTCTTCTTTTGGTTCAAGTTCTTTTTTCTTATCTTCCTCCGGTAAATCTTCACCGGCATAAATGTATAAACCTAAACCATGACGAGCAATTGCTTTTGTTAAACTTCTTTGAATTGCTTTATTAACATCAAATGATGTTAGCTTATCAAGCGCGATTGATTTGTTCTTGTAATCCATTACAGGCAATTCTTCAATGTGTTCTAATCCATCAATAATTACACTTGTTTTAACCCAAGCAGTACGACCATCTGTAAAGTAATTAATAGGTCCGTATTCTGATTCACGTTCGTAAATCTTATATTGAGCATTTGGATATTTCTTTTTAACTTCTCCCCATGCCCATGCCCATGACAAATAACTCAGATTATTCTTTTTTTCTACTTTGTCATTCACATTGATTTCATTCAGTGTTTGAAATACTGATTTCTCCATCTTCCATTTCTCCTTTTAATTTGTTATAATTTAAGTGTTCTTATTTTAAGAACGTCATTTCTTGTGTGTGCGTGCTTTGTCGAGTGCGCACCTCTTTTTTATAGAAATAACATTGCATACGATTTACCTAAACAAGCTATTGAAACTAACAGAATCACGATTGTTGCGAATAACATAATGTTAATTCCTGTTGTGATTCTTTTTTGATACCTTTGTTCTCTAATAAGTTCTTTTTCTTCTTTGCTTAAATGTATTCGTTTTGGATTAAATGGATAAATGCTCAACTCCATTTCATCCTCCTGTATTGCATTCATTCTTATATCTTGCATAACTAACTCCTTTTAAATGATTTTCTAGCTTCGGGACAACACTTCAAGAAATATTCTGTTGGAATTACATTCTGATTAACATTTCTATATACAAATGTATCTTCCCAAGCAGTACCTGTTTCTTTTTTATAGAACTCTTTAACTGCTTTCATAATCTTGCTTGATTGGTGTCTTTGGTAGTCTTTTGAATGTTCGTTCATATCAAAAACATTTACCAAATCGTCTTTATTTAAATATGATTTGTAATTAATAATCACTTTCATACACCTCCATTCTAGATTCGCAAGTGTTGATTTGATTTACTTCTTGCAAATCCCTAACATTCAATTGATTCGCAATTTCTTTTGCTTCTGCACTGTTATGTGCTTCAACCTCGAACGTAACATTTGCAGTTACGTCGAAGGTTACGAAATATGTTCTAGTCATGTTTCTCACCTCTTTTCGATTCATCTAAGATACAAGCGATATATCCTTGATGAAATTCTGAAAGCTCATAGCCTTTCTTTTGTAGTTCGCCTAAGGCTTCAAAAATTCTCTTGTCTAGTATTGTTTCACCTCCATGACCTGTCTCATCAGTGCTAGTAGGTCATCTCTAGCAGATAAGCCTTTCGGCTTATTTCGACTAATTCATTAATTGTGGTTTGCCTTTGGTTTCAATTCTTTCAACTTGGTCTAGCTTAAATAAGAAAGCTTTTGCTAAGAAGAAATTGTTTTCTTCAGCTTCTTTTCCATCAACTGATTCAACTTTCTTTGATTTGCGTTTCCAAAGTTTTGTGCAAACTGTAGCATGCTCACCTTTTTTAACTTTGAATCCCATTTCTTTCCATTTAGCGAATGTGTGCAATGGTTCAAATTCTCCCATGCCTAATAACTTCTTTTCATTTTGTATGATTTGTTCGTTTGTCATTTCTTGTGTCCTCCTTATTAATCTTCTTTTAAGTTATTTCTTAATAGACTTAATGTATTTTTTGATTCTTTAACAATCGTGTCTAATCTGTTCAAACAATAGTTGTAATGACCGATTTTATTGAATTGATTGTTGTTAATTGCTTCAATTAATTCTTGCTTCAATTCTTCAATTTCATTTTCTGCTTGTTTGATTTTTGTTTCGTGCACCCAAATGAAATTATCAATTCCTTTTTCTGTTGGTTTTGTATTGTAATCAATTTTGTTCATTTTTTGTTCCTCCTTATTGATTAGCTTTTAATCTTTCTATTTCTTTTCTAAGCATTTGATTTTGCTTTTGAAGTATGATTTTTCTTGTAAATTCATTACTAAATTTATTGAACATTTTGTCTTTATATTCTTGTTGTCTTTTTCTAATTTCTTCTTGTGATTTCATTTTCTTCATCCTCCCATTTTAAGATTCCTTCTAATTCATATTTGTATGTTTTATGAATCAACAATTCCTTTTCAAGTTGTTCAATTCTTTCGCAACTTTGCTTTACGCAATTTAAATGTTCTCTTTGCGCTTCATTAACTAACCATTCTTTTTCTTGTTCTAGCGAGCGCTCTTTACTTTCGATTTGCCAATTTATTCTTGCTAGCAACTTTTCAATTTCTTTTCTCATTATTTGTTACCTCCGATTCTTTTGATTTCTCTAAGTTCTTCAATTGTTCCGTTTGTTGTATCAAGCCATTTAAAATAAGTAGCTCTTTCTTCAACAACTCCTCTATATGGATGATAGCCATTTGCATATAGCTCATTAATAAATGCTTTCTTTGTAGGGTATTCCATTTCAATGAATACCTTTCTACCTGTATGTTTTTCAACTGCTAATGTTACGTATGTTTTCATTTCTTGTTCCTCCATTTTTTGTGTTGTTTTGTGTTGTTTTGTAACTTACGTGTATAGTATACAACACATTGTGTACATTTACAAGTATAAATTGTAATTGTTGTGTACATTTATATTTTTAATGATAAAATGAAATAAAGGAGGTTATTTTTTTTGACTACAGGAGAAAGAGTAAAAGAGTTAAGGAATGCATTAAATTTAACTCAAACAGAGTTTGGTTCAAGAATTGGTGTTTCTAGAAATTCTGTTGCAAGTTATGAAAGTGGCGTTAGAAATATGAATGATTACATTCTTAAAAACATCTGTAGAACATTTAATGCCGATTATTTTTGGCTTACTGAAGGCATTGGAGATATGTTTTTAGATGTACCGGATAACACTATTGATGAATTAATTGATGAATACCAAATCAACCCAAACCAAAAGCCACTTATAAAGGCTTATCTAAAATCAAGCGAAGAAACAAAGGAAAGGTTATTAGATTTCATTTATGGAATTATTAAGGAATTAGACAATGCGGAACAAAACTAAAACACCACCTATTCAAAAAGGTGGAAGTAAGAAGAAAAAGATATTATTATGGTGTGCAATTATTATTGTCGTTTTTTATGCAATTATTGCTATTGCTCCTAGTGAACCACAAAAAAAGCTTACATACACTGAAGAAATAGCAGAAAATTGGGCAGTACCGGAAAAAGAGGTAAAATCTATTGTATCCGTTGCGAAAGAACTAGGAATTAAAAAGTCAAAACTTCATATCACTCATTTAGATGAGGATTCTTGCACAATTAAATATATAGACACTGATATTACCTTTAATATCAAAAATGATACTGTAAGCACTGTTAAAAAGGATGAAACAGTATTCTATGAAAATGGTTCAGTTACTAGAATGCCTAGGACTGTTATAATGACACTAGCAGAAAAAGAAGCTTTATATGATTGGGTGAACATGGCAATAGCAGTTCATTCAGATTTCAATATATCTGAATTAGATAAAATATCAAATTTTGATTGGATTAAACAAGATAATTCATATGCAGTAAAAGGATACGCATATGTAGATGATAAGAAACTTGGCTTTGTCATTACTTGTGATTGGACAGGAAACACTGATGAAGCACCAACATTTAAAGAAATTCAATGGTTTCCAAACTAAAAAAGAGCGAAATTAATCGCTCTTTTCATCTGTGGAATTTATCCAAATTCGTTGCGTATAATGTAAGCGTCAAATAGGACCCATATTAAAAGAACGATCTCTTTGTGAAATAATAGA